GATGCTCATTGTTATCCTTTCTAAAGACTTGGCGGGCTACAAGGGCTCTGGTAGCCCGCCAAGCGACTTAGGGTGTTACTTAGGAGAGGTTGAACTTACGAACGCCCTTACCAGACTTCGCAACGTAAACTGCGAGGTATCCGTAAAGTGCGATTTCTAGTTCGCCTGTGGTTAGCACCTGAAGGCGTAGGTTTGTCACAGGTGATTCCCAGACATATACGCTAGATGGTGCAATAAGGAAAGCAGAGTTGTCAATGACACCTGATGCTGCGATGTTGTGATCAACAATGAGGTCAGTTCCGAGAACGTTGCCGCGTACTGATGATGCGACTGCTGTGCCTGAAGCGTTCATTGTTGAACCCTGTGCAGAGTAGAGTGCGCGACCTGTTGAGTCTGCGTAACCTGTGATAGCAGCCCATTGGTCTGTGTTAGCAACAAGCTTGTTAGCGAAGTCTCCGCCTGTACCCTTGTATGCGGCTGCTCCTTCTACAGAGATGAATGACTGAAGTCCTGCTGCTGTTGCAGCAACACCTGTTGCAGTTGTACCTGCTGAAATTAGCTCGGTCAAAACTGCTGTATCAGTTGCCTTCTCGTACGCCTTGCGGAGCTCAGCCATGAGCAATTCCATAAAGCTCGGCGAAGATCGGTCTATGAGTTCCCATGAAATGCGATTTAGCCCTGCGAACTTGTTGATGTTTACTGTGTCGTAAGCAGAAGTCATTCCGACATCTGTAACTGTTGCGCCTTCGTTTACATCTGCGACTGATGGTGCTGTGTCTGCTGTTGATGCGTTTGTGTAAAGACGTGGAACTGTGAATGACATTCCTGAGTCGATAAGTGCGTTGCGTGTTACAGCATCGAATACTGGACGTCCAGAGAATGTATCTGTAACGAACTGATTGAGGTGCTGTGGGAGTGTTAGACCTGTGTTGGTAGAAGTAGAATCATCAGCACTTCTTACCATGCGGCGTGCATCATCGTCTCCGAGTGCTGCCTTAATAGATGCTTCGAGGTACTGTGCTGATGAAATCGGCGCTGTACGCTCCTTGGTGTAATGTGATGCTGCAACTGTTGGGCGAGCCGCTTCTTCTGCCGCTGCTTCAACTGCTGGAGCTTCTACCTGTGTGGTATCTTCCACGACTGGCTCGCTTTCTGTTGGTTTGGTTTCTTCAGCAGGGATGACTTCCTCTGCTGCGATCTCTAGCACTTGAGCAGACTTAAAGGCTGGCTCTGTAACTAGAGAAACTTCTTTTAACTTCGCTGCTGTGACAACTGTGTGTCCAGCGCGTGATGGTGCTGATGCAATAATCTCTGCACCGATTGACAAGCCAGAGACAAGTCCTTCCTGTGCCATGACAAGTGCATCGTTGCCACCTGTTGAACGTGACAACTTGAAGGTTGCGTAGATGCCGTCTGGTCGTACTGTGGCTGTAACCATGCGTCCTACTGGCTTCTTCATGTCGTGCTGTGATAGCAGTTTAATCTTTGATGGATCGTCAATCTCAATAGAACCAGCCTCGAATACAACGCCACCAAGATTGGTGTTGCCGATTTCGCCAGTTCCCATTGGAACGATTTTGCCGCTAATCTCGCGGCGTTCTTCGCTGCACTCAATAGAGGCGGCTTCGATGTATAGAGTCTCCATTAGAGCCCCTCACTTCCGTTAGGTGTTAGGTCTGTCATTTCCATAGCTTGTTCAGTTGTAATCAGCCCTAGAGTTAGCATCTTCTCAATTACTTCAAGTTCCTTAATTGGGTCTTGCTTGAGGAAGGTGTCAAAGACTGCAAAGCGAACTTCGTGTCCTGCTGTAGAGATGTCATCCATAGATAGACGAGTCTGAATAGCCTGAATGTAAGGCTCGATGCTTAGAGCGAAGAATTGCTTGCGCTCTTCTGTCACGTTTGCATAAGTCATAGTTGTGTTCTGATCTGCTGACAAGTAATACGCTGGAACGTTCATAGCGCGGGCAATTTCAGTAGATAGGTTCTGAATTGCCTCGTTGTACATCATGTCTTTAGGTGAGAACTGTGTGGACTGGAACTCAAGAGTGCTAGTGAGGTAAGCAGTAGAGTTATTCTGGCGGCTACGCTTCCAAGCTGCTAGAAGTCCAGAGACCTCGGCTTGTGGCAAGTCTGCGCCTGTATTTTTTAGGATGCCGCTAGACATTGGAGTAGCTGATGCGATGGCAGCAGCCTTGTTAATGTCAATCGCTGACTGGATAGTGCGACCAGCGCGCTCTAGCACGCCTTCATCGAATCCCTGAATAGTTACGATGTCGTTCATGGCGATAGGAGCAGCATCAACGTAATACTGCGTAATCATGATGCCTTCGAGGTCAGTTGTGAATGTGACGCGTGAGTTAGCAATCCACTCGAACGCAGCAGGGCGTCCATCCTCTGCGTAACGCTCTGTAACGCGAAGATAAGAGACTCCGTAGAACAAGAGTGAATCTACGATCCAGCAGATAGTGATAAATGATGGTTGATTCTTTGCAAGTTGATTAACCCAGCGAGGTGCAGCCATAACTTCGCCTGTGCGCTTGTTGTAATACTCTAAAGGGATTCCTGCGACTGTGCCACAGATTAGGTTGCGGGCTCTGGCTACAGAACTGACGCTCATAGCCTCTTTGCGAGATACTCGAAGTGTAAGCGAGCTATAGAGTGAGGGCAGATTCTCGCCCATGACCTGTGGCGCAAGCTGCGCTTCTAATATTTGTGGCTTACGCGAGAAGAGACCCATAGAAGGCAATTATACACTATATGTAGATTATTCTGTGTATATAGCCGCTACCTGTTGTGGTTTGTAAAGCATGTGGACAACCATCGCGGTAGCAATCGCACCAGAGACATCTCCTGCTGACTTGCGTTTAACAATGCGCCATGCCGAATCATTTACTTTGGCTGCGCAGTTATTCATCTGCTGAATCCAGTTCTCCTGACCTGAATGAACAAGGCGTTTTGAGTTGAGGCTGTCGTTAAGGTCTCCGCAAGCCTGATAGAAGGATGCGCCAGAGATGTCCTGCACGATTTGTCCAGCGTTAGAGAGCTTGTCCGCAATCGACTGGGCTGTGTACTTGTCGTAGCAGATTTGACGCGGGCGATACTGGTCAGCCCATGCCTTGATGTCCACGGCAATCTTTAGATCATCAACGCTTACTTGGCTTTCCCACGTTTGTAGGATTCCAACTCCGATGCGACCATCTGGGAGTATCTGTCCAGCAACCAGACTTGCATTACGGCGAGACGGACTGACATCAAATGCAAATACTGTATAGCCGCCCACAGGAATCGTGAGTGTTGAGTCGCTCGTCTCCTCAAGGATTCCATGAGCCCACGGACTAGCAAGAGAGTCAATCCATTGGCAGAGCAGTTCTGTTCTAGTGTTTTCAATAGGGCTTGTCGCAACTGCTTCTTCAAGGGCTTCCTCACTTATCGTATATCCGAGTGCTGGGTTGGCTTGAGCCCAACCTGCACGATCCGTAATCTTGCAATACTGGGGAGCGCTGTATTCGTAGAATCCAAAGCTCTTAGGCGGGTTCTCTAACGCCCTTTCTCTCATGCCATTAAGGACTACCGAGAAAGCGTCTCCTGCATTAGAGGTAAGAAGCGTCTGAGCGTTTGGACGCGCTCTAGTTGTAGGGATAGCCGCTCGAAATCCTTCTTCGTTAATCTCTCGGAGCTCGTCAATAAAGAGAAAGTCTGCAGTTCTACCGCGAGAGCCATCTCTAGTTGCCGCAACAACGTCCAGCCTTCTTCCGTCCAGCATCTCAATAGACTCTGTGCCGTTGGCGTACCTGATCTGTTTGACGAAGCCTTTGAGGTGGTCATTGTTCTCCAATACTTGTGCGACTTGTCTAAAGGTGTCCAAAGCCATGCTTCGATTAGAGGACATGATGAGGACGTTCTTACTATCCCACTTAAGCAGGTGAGCAAGGATGAGCATACGAGCTAAGTGGGTCTTTCCGTTCTGTCGTGCAATAAGTAGCAGGTTTGTCTTGCGAATCCACATGCCCTTCTTGTCCACGCCCAGCATGTCCTTGAGGACGTACTCCTGCCAAGGTAATAGCGGCATATCTATGATCGTGCAGAGGTCTTTTACATCTTGCAGCTTGTTAGCGCCCTTTAATGGGATGCTGGCAAGCCTTGGTTTGGTTGCCCCTCGTAAGGCTTTGGACTGCTTGGCTGGCATCGGGTTAATTACCGACTGGTCTGGCTGTAAATGGACTGTCTTGGTGGATTACCGACTGTGTCGGAGAGGGATAGGCAGAAAAAACAGGGGGGGTAGCCGCTCGTGCTAAAAAAACCCCATCATTGAGCGCGCCTT